TTCTTGGGGTGGAATGATGTTCAGCAGGATGAAGGTCTGCAGAATGATGCTCTGCAGAATGATGCTCTGCAGTTCATCTTCGGGGGTGAATTCATCTCCGAGGATGGGTTCGTCTTGGGCAGGGGGTTCGTCTTGGGCAGGGGGGTTCTGTGGCGGGGTCTCCTCCAGCAACGGTGGGGAGGATGCTCCGGCGGGGTGGTGGGGATGGTCTGTGCTGGGACATCCACCCACCAGGAGAAAAAGCATGAGTGCACAGATGGTGATGATGGAGATTAGAGAAAGCCCTCCTATGGAGTTCTCTCCTTCTGCATTGGTTCTATTTTTCACGATCTGCTCCCTCTCTTTTCTCCCCTATACATACATATCTTACCCCATCATTGTACGCATCTTGCTTCTGATGTATCTGCCCCGTCTGGAATCCCGTCACCCATCTCCCAAGAGGGCTCTGGGGAAGAAGAGGAGAAGAAAATTGAGGCTGAGATGAAGAGGTGTTGGGTGGGGTGATTCCGTTGGGGTGGAGGTGTCTTTTTTTGGGGGTGGAGATGTCTTCACCCCCGAAAATTTGTGGGTGGGTGTTTTTGACACCCCGAATTTGGGAATTTTTTGGGGATTTTTTGGGGATTTTTTGACCTCTAGGGGTCGTCAACCTGCCTGTACCCGCACCGCCACAGGAGTTGCGACATCTCGCGCCCGTGGCGGCTGACCGTTTCCTCCGACGCGTCTGGCCACTGGGCATGGAGGGCCTCATGGATGATGGTCTCGAGCTTCGCACGGCGCCTGAGAACCTGACGCACCCTGATCTGTCTCTTGGGGTCGGACGGGTCGCTGCAGTCGGCCCACCTGTCGTTGGGGATCTCGCTGCTGCGGACAAAACGGAACCGCCAGCGGATGCCCCCCAACTTCTGCCAGAATGAGGTGAAGGGTCTCATGTTCTCTTTTCTCGACAGGTGGTGGGATCCGGTGGGGACTGTTACGGGGGGAATCTGGCGTCGGGGTCGGATGGGGTCATTTTGGGGGGTCGCCGCCCGTATAGTTTGGGCATGGGTAGACATAAAAAGAAAATCATGGATGACCGCAGGCTCGGACGTCTGATTGCAGGGTTAGCTGGTGTGGAGTCACCCCGTGATGGTGGTGTGGTTGAGGTTTGGAACTCAGACCAGGGTGCCCCGCCGGGCGCTGGGGAGACGACAAAGGAACGCCGGGCAAAAAATAAGAATTCTTCAGAACCACTTCACAAATCGATGATTCTGCCGATCCATCCGGATGCAGCTGCGGTGAAATGTCTGCAAAACAGGGAGCTCGCATGCGCGCATGTCTACAAAACTGCGGTTGACCAGTTGAACCACCACTGCAACCTTGCAAATGGGTCCCAGGAGCGGCAGAATGTCCTGTACGCAGGGGCATCGGGTGTGTCGGGGGCCGCAAGAAAGGTTGAGGTTGACAGGTGGAAGGGGATGGTGAGGCGCAGGAGAGAGGTTTCTGGGTTGATACGCACCGCACGGCTGGCGGGGGATGTGGAGGGGGTGGAAAAACTTGAGAGGGAGCGGACGAAAATTGACGAGGGGTGCCGTCGGCTGGGGGATTCACTCTTCGGTGGGAAGGTGGGGGGTGGAGCGGGCGCGGACACGCCGCTCGCCGCCGCATTCGAAGAATTTCGCAAGAGGTGGGGCTCGTACAAGGGGAATACACACTATTTCACCAGGGCGCTACTGCGTGGTAAACGTTGGTGTGAGGTCGAAGACCACGTGTGGGGCCTGCATGATGATGGGGCGGGTGGTGACATCCTCGACGGGTGGGTCGGAGCTCACCTCTCCCCAACAAATGTGTGCGAAATTGCAAAGGAGGTGGGTAAAAATTTCTCAAACGGCATCCGGAACAGCGGTCACGGAAACCGTTTCCGCCTGCGTCGGGGAGGACGCAGACATCGGTGCGGCACTGGCGACAGGACAACCTCTCTGAACGGTGGGAGGCTTGTTTTGATGAGTGATGGAACATTCTACCTCCTTGTGCGGAGGAGTGGTGCCAGCAGAAGGATCATCGGAGACCGGCCTGAGAATGTTCACAGGATCAGGTGTTCCCTGAGGGATCCACGGCAGGACAAAGGAAGGCAGCGCGACGATCTGGTACACATCATCAGGGACAGGGAGGTTGTGAGCAGGGTGCGTGCGGTCATGCCAGTTTTTCATCGCGGGCTGTGGTATGTGCACATCCTCTACTCGTGCAGAAAGTTGCGTGACAGGGAAAATCTTCTCCCTGGATGCACCGTTGGTGTTGATCTTGGTACTGAAACCGTCTCGGTAAACATTGTTGATGATTCGACTGGTCTCACTGTGTTCGCCGGAAAATTATCAACCGTTGAAGAGTGCAGAGGACGCGAGAGGCGGCTGCTGCGCCAACAAAAGAGGTTCAGCGAGGGGTGTCGTCTCCGAGCAACAGAGTTGGGGATCATCCGCGAAGGTGGTGCGTGGGGGGAGGGCAAACGCCTGCAGCGTAAGTTTTGGACCGCGAGAGTGAGAGATGTGCATCGCAGGATGAAGAGGACAGAGGGTCAGATCGTAGAGGCCAGAAAAAACCTCCGCAACAGGGTTGCAACCTTCATCGGCTGCATCGGCGGCCGTCTGTTTTCGGAGGGCGGAGATGTTGCGGGCTGGGCAAAAGACCACGGACGCGGCGTGGAGCGCGGTTCTCCTGGGGCATTCAGAAACGCAATGTTCGTAGCTTCAAACAGATGCGGAAGGAGATCGATTGACCTGAGAAAAAACCCCATGAAGGTTTCAGAGGGGCATCTGTATCTGGTTGATCAGAAAAAATACAGAGCAACTGGCACAGATATTTTTGAGAAGAACCCACGACGTGCGTATACTAAGTTGGGGGCAGACGTGAGGGAAATTGTCAGGAACGGTGTGACCGTTGACAGAGACCTCTATGCTGCTCTCAATCTTTCTCATCCGAATATCGACGGTACAAAAATCAACAGGGATGCTGCAATGAGAGATTTCAAACACCTCTACTGCGGCACCGACCCAGCTTGTGATGATGGGGGTCGGCAGGGACCTGTCTTTGGAGGGGTCATCCCATTCGGGAAGTTCGTGCAGATCATAACCGATTTGCACAAAAAACTTTCTGCGGGGTGATATCCAAAAATATCTCCTGAAATACCCAGCTCTGGAAACTGCACGCCTCTTTTTTGGATCCACATGTGGCATCAGCCTGTTTGTGGACAACATCAAATGGTTGCAGGGTAAAGCACTCCACACACGTGGGGTGCCCGCTAGGGCATTACCCATCTTATGGTGTCAACACCCGTCAAAAAATGGGTGATCACAACCTCTCCCACCCCCAGGGCTCAAAGAGCTGTGGTGTCAACACCCGTCAAAAAATGGGTGATCACAACAGATGAGCTGGGAAAGATCTAGAAGTCTAGGGTGTCAACACCCGTCAAAAAATGGGTGATCACAACCGATGAGTGTGCGGCAGCCATCACGATCAAGGTGTCAACACCCGTCAAAAAATGGGTGATCACAACTGAGTTGCCGAGTCTCAGGGTTGAGGTGTCAACACCCGTCAAAAAATGGGTGATCACAACCTCGTGTACCTGCATGATGCCTAGCTGGTGGTGTCAACACCCGTCAAAAAATGGGTGATCACAACCTACTTGGAGGTGCTCCAAATCTGTATTGGGTGTCAACACCCGTCAAAAAATGGGTTATCACAACCATGAACACCTGTCGGAACGCCAGCTAAAGGTGTCAACACCCGTCAAAAAATGGGTTATCACAACAGTATCTCTCTGAGCGCCAGCTCAAGGTGTCAACACTCGTCAAAAAAAATGGGTGATCACAACATTTGGGTAAAGGTGTCAACACCCGTCAAAAAATGGGTGATCACAACTAAAAGCAAGAGCGGTTCCATCACGATCTAGGTGTCAACACCCGTCAAAAAATGGGTTATCACAACTAATAGCGGTTAGGTCGAGCGCGTGGGATGGTGTCAACACCCGTCAAAAAATGGGTTATCACAACTTCGCAAGAACCTCCTGGTTGAAGCTGCTTGGTGTCAACACACGTCAAAAAATGGGTTATCACAACGGTCGCCAGTCCTCGGTGTCAACACCCGTCAAAAAATGGATCATCACAACATCACAACTCAACACAAGTAAAAAAATGGATCATCACAACATCACAAATAATCACAACAACATAGCACCAAATCATGTGGTGTTGGACAGGGACGAACTGGCCGAGGCATATAGCCTTGCCCAACGCAGGATGGATGGCGTTCAGAAGATGGGGTTGCTCGACAAACACGGAGCAGCTGGTCACAAGAACTCAGAATACCACATCCTCGGGGCAAAAGGCGAGATTGCCTTCCGCAAGTTCATCGGATCTTCGGATCCTCTGACTGTCAACACATTCAGGTCTACCCCAGATGTGAGAAATTATGAGGTCAGGACCAGGAGCAGGGATGATTTTGACTTGATCCTGCGGAACGACGATTCGGACCACAAAATTTATGTTCTGGTGGTTGGTGATGGGTGCAGATTCAGGGTGGTTGGCTGGCTGCGTGGATCAGAGAAGTATCCACATGGTCAGAAGACATACGGCGGCAGGCCGCCAGCATGGTTCGTACCACAGAGTGCCCTCCACGACATGTCTGAACTGCCCACTGACGGTTAATTTGTCAAGAGTTATGATCACCCATATCTCTGCGTTTAGACTCCCACTGTGCCTGTGACTGTATTTCTGTGTTTGGATCGTTGACGAGGTATTTCACATGGAGATCTGATATATCTTTCCCGAAATCGCGTATCCCTATGAATCTCACATACGGGTTTGGGTGAAAGGCGGTGAGTGCAAGCAGTCTTTTGAATTTGGGCTTGTCTCGCTGTTCTATGCGTAGTTTATCTACTGCGGCCTCTCCCTGTAGCTGGAGATTTTCTGACACTCTTTTTGTTCCGGTTGCCCTTTCTTTCTGCATCTCTCTGAAAATATGTACAGCAAGGGCGTCCATACCCGCCTCCTCAAGCCGCAACCGTTCAGGATAAAGCTTGGTTACGCCCTGTGCTTCTTGGAGGTTTGTGTCTCCGTACTCCTTGATGGCTTCTCTTTCTCCTTCTGGATACAGGTCGAGCAGTGTATGCTCTCTGGTTTCGTCTGCCGGTTTTTTTATGATTTGGAATTTTGACAGGTTGAACTTCATGTGCGGTTGGGTCTTTTGGCGTGTGCGGTTGGACGCAGAACTTCCTTTACCCGCTCCTACTATTGACCATACTTTTTTCATTGTATTTCCTTATTTTTGTTGAAACCCCAAAAACTAGCAAGAGTATATCTAGTGTTTCCTTTTAGTTCGGTAACACCATGTCTGTGATTACAATCACCCAAATGCATTGCAACTGTTCCTGCCTTTGGTGTTACTTCAAAATTGTGTTCTGTGTAATATGTTTTACCACCCTGATAATCGTCATTTAAATAAATTACACAACCAAAATATCTTTCACCAAATAACTTATGCTGTTCTTCATTATCAGACATATCATCACAATGTGGAATCTGTTTCATTCCGTCAAACCAACGGACAACATCTAAAGTATCTGGATATACTTTTTCTTCCAAATTATATTCATTGTGAAGTGTTATTTGTAATCTTGAAATAATTTCTTTACACAACTCTTTAATGTTTTTTGGCAAATCTCTATAATTTATAGTTCTTTTGTCCCAAAAATTATTTGGAATTGGTCTCCACATATCTGTGGTTTTTGCATAATTTAATAGTGTTTCACATTCACTCTTACTCAAGAATCCATTAATTGTTTTCGCTTGAAATTGTTCCATTATTTATTTCCTTTCTATGGAAGGGACACCCATTTATTGATCTTTGGTGATTTTCAAATTTTTTCTTTGAATCCATACTCTCAATGCCCTTAGTGTATAAGGAATGATTGGAGTTTGCATCATACTTAATTTCTTCTCTCTTTTGTGCCCAACTTCTATGTTCTTTTGCAAAATCAGAGTTTGGATCTTCTCTTTGATCTATTGCATCAAATGATTCAAGATAATATCTTGGAATTGGAAAAATCGTAGCCAGTGGTTCTCCCCTGAAAAACTGGACAGTTTCGTTGGGTTTTGTCAATTTCCAATTCAATGTAAATGTATAAGGAAGCCAATCAGTTTCAACTATTGCCTCAAGTGCTTGGGCGCCATGTTTAAAATGATTTGTTGGTCCTTTTACAAATAGGTTATGTCCTTCGGATGTTCTAAAAATAAATCCAAGATATGAAAATGTTACTATACCATTTCCAAAGTGAGAACTTATAGAATTTTTTTTGATGAAGGTATTATCTTCTTCACTTTCTATACAGAAATTAAATTTAATGGCATTTTGATATCCAATATCTCCATTCCATGTTGCGTCAAAAGATATTGGATTTAAAATCTCCCACCCAAAACCATTTGCAACACTCAAAGGCAAGCAACGATATGCATGACCATTGTTGACATCCATCCATCCTCTTTTTTTTTCTGGTAAAGATACAATATAAGGACATTTTCCTTCGGGATTTTCTTCTGACATCAATCTAACTATAGTTTTATCTTTATTCATATCAATTATGTAGGATATGCCAGCAAACTTAGGACTTAGGATTCTCCCCATCTTTCTTTTTTATTTTTCGCTTCTATACGCACTTGATCTAACAAAGTAAAGTCTTTTGCTTTGGTTTCTCCCATGTATCCCCAAGCATAGCCTTCATTTATCATCAAAGAATTCAAAGACGCACTAGACGAGTCTGAGTATATCTCTACAAGCATTCGACCGTACTTGTCGTCTTTGGTAGTGCGGGCCCACCCAATCTTTGCTTCGATCAGGTCGCCCAGCTTGTTGCCTGCTTCCTTCAGCCAGCCTGTTTCTTTTCCTATTCGTCGCCATCCAGATTGTGATAATTTGTGTTGCATGTAGATTGCCGATGCGGAAAAAATTGATGTCGTTGGCGACATTCCAACGGAGGAAGATCTCTTCTCTTCCCCTGATGAGCTGACGATCCCACCCACGTCTGATATCCCTCGCAGCTTGTCAGGGTCGAAATTAAATTTCCCTCGTGGTGTCTGTGTTTATGGATCCATCGGGCGGTGATCACCTGCCCCTTCGGAAGAAGTCTTCAGCCATTCGGCCTTCATGCCGATCTGCTGCCACTGAGATTTTGACATTTTGATTTGCGTGTGTGTGTTCCTGTTCATTTTTTATTGCGGGAATCGAGAATTTCTTGCACCCGCTCCTCGTTGGTCTTGCCAGTGAATGGCTGGTATTGCGCCTCCATCCTGCCCACGATGTCACTCAGGTCGAACCCTGGTATCCGCTCTCCACGAAGCCTGTGGCGCTCCATGAGTTCCTGATGGGTTGGAACGCCTGGCTGCTCGTGCATATCAATAAAGTTGACCTGGTAGCCATTTTCGATGGCAGCCTCGACATACGGCCTCATCCGCTCCAGCAGCAGGTTGGTGGCATCGATGAACACATGGTCAACACCGCGTTCCATGGAACGTATGGCGTTCTGCAGATTTTCTGCATGGATCACCCCAAGGATCTGTGGTTTGAATTCGTATGTGCCATCTGGGTGCTCGTCAGTTGGGGCGGTCATGTGGGCATCGTCGGGACAGTGTATGACGGTTGATGCGCCCGCCTCGCCAAGTTCGCGTGCCATGCGCCTGCAGAGTGTGCTCTTCCCATAGCCAGTCACTCCACGCATGATGTGCATGGTTTTCTTGGGCAGCTGTGAAGACTGTGCCTTCTTTGTTCGCTGTCGTTTTGTGGGAGAGACATCTCCGTCGTCCATACGATCACCGGGGACTCTCTGGAGACTCTCGTCCAACCCCCATGGACCTGCGTGTCCGTATCTTTTAATCATTTTGCCCACATCTTCTATGGTGTACCTTCGATATGCGCCCGCCTGATCCTTCCTTATCCCGCCGAGCGCATGATAAATCTGACATGGCATGGTGATGTTTTTGCCGTTCGACATGTCGATGCACACATCTTCAGAGTTCTCGATCCAGGCGTGAGGGAACCTGTGCCCACTTGCACCCCCCCTTCCCCACACCAGACCATGAACCAGCATGTCTCCGCTGTGACCATCCATATGCCTCTTGACAATAGCATTGATTGTGGCAAGGAAGCAGTCTCCCCCTCCTTCTGTCCACGCATCAGCCGTCTTGATGCTCGATGGTTCATGGTGTGACACTTTCGTTTTCTTAAAGAAAACCGGAGGCGCCCACATGACCTTTCTCGGGATCCTGCTGGCGATTTCCTGAATTCTGCTGCGGGGGGCCTTGCCTGTGATGGCGTTATATTGGGCGTGGGTTCCTGTCCACACAATATTGAACACATCCAAGCCTTCATGGGTCACACCAATGATACGGTCATTGTTGGGCAACTTGATGGACGTTATGTTATTGCCCGCGCTTGAGAAGGGGAACTTCTCCAGCCGGAGCGGGGTGTCTCTCTGAGGACACTCACCCAGCCATTCTAGCGGTGTCCTGTCCCCGATCTTGGTGTTCAGCCACTGCAGCACATCGGGGTTGATGTCCTCTTCTGCCATCTGTGCGATGGTGACGGTGGTCTGCCTGCTCGGTTCCTTGCCATTCAGGCATGGCTTGGTCTTGGTCCTTTTCTCCTCAGGAGATGCCCTCAGCCACCAATTGTTATTGGGAATTTTATAATTTATCAGATCATCTTCAGAGACACCCTCATCTCTCATAACCTCCCTGACTACATCAAGGGCCCCTTCCATATCACCCGTCTTCGCAATCTCTTTTGCCTCCACGAGTTTCGGAAACTCAGAGGACAGCATATCTATGCTCCTTGCAGCCCCGTTTGGCTCATTAAGGGTGGGATTTACTCTTTTTTCAAAAACCCAGTAGATCCACAAGAGGGCATGTCGTCGGGCATGTTTTTGTTCTTGATCCATCATTTCTATTTTATGAACCATTTTGGTACGCCCTCCCACCAAGGCAATCCTTTTGGTGATTTACCACATCCTTCTTTGGAGGTTCAGAACCCCATGTGCCGAAATGAATGGCATGGAAAAGAACTGGTATGGGCATGCAAAAGAGGCAGGCATCTTGGCACCGCTTGGGCTGGCAGCAGCGCTGGCAATGGGTGGTTCAGTTTCTCAATCTGATGGGGCTCAGCCTGGTGAGGCTCAGGCGCCCGTTCAGGTTGCGGCTTCTTCATTTACCCCATCCCCGAAATTTTTGGAGACCCTTGAGAGACACGAGGGCTTCAGCCCAAAGACATACAGAGACAGCAGGGGCGTGTTGTCCGTGGGCATTGGATTCAACCTGGAGCGCAAGAATGCTGCAGACCTGCTGATGGCAGCAGGTCTTGATGCAGAGGCTGTGATGTCTGGTCGGAGACCAATCACGAGAGAAGAGGCATGGAAACTTGCCAATGCAGATTTGAAGACTGCAATTGCCGACGCCAGAAATTTGTTCAGGAACTTTGATTCCCTCCCGGAGGGCATTCAGGAGGTTCTGGTGAACATGTCATTCAACCTTGGTGGCCACAAACTTTCAGGCTTCAAGAAGATGCGCGCCGCTGTCGAGGCTGGCGATTGGGCTGCTGCGGCAGCCGAGATGGAAAAATCCCAGTGGAGGGGACAGGTGAAGGGTCGAGCAGTCGAACTGGTGGCCCAGATGCGTGCTGGCGGTCAGACGGCCGCCACTGAAGACCCACAACCTGAGACGAAGGAAGAGGTTGGCGATGACACTGTTGTCGTGAGGCAGGGTCAGACGCTCTCGGGAATTGCACGGGAGCACCTTGGTGACCCGCGCAGGTGGGTTGAACTGGCAAGACTCAACGGCATCAAAGACCCAACCGGCATCAAGCCAGGTCAGAAGGTGAGAATCCGATGATTGACCACGATTCATGGGAGAAGGTCGGATCAAGCTCCGGTTGGATGCCATCCTATAACCCCACTGAAGATGGTAGCTACGAAAATATAGATGGCAGATGGAGGGTGAAAGATCTCATCAAGGCTGCCGAAGACCTTCCCGTTTATGACATGTATGTGGACAAGTTGGTGGCAATCAACAGCAACACGGAAACATCTGAGGGGATGTTCGGTGAATTGATGGAGAACCCGTCAGACCAGTTCACAAAGAGGGTGGAACACGCAGACATGAAATTCCCCATCCTGGTGGACCACGATGGCTACATCATCGACGGCTCCCACCGCCTGGCCAATGCCAAACTCGCAGGTGATGGATGCATAGAGGGAAAAATAATGTACCCCGAAGACTTCCCATTGATGGACAAGAAAGCATCGTCAGATGATGATGATGATGATGATGATGATGATGATGATGATGATGATGATGACATCACTATTGATGAGGCTTTCATACGCGAGCGTGACCGCTTTGTGGAGAGGTTGCGCCTGCATGGCTTGACGGAAGAAGAAATAGCGAGAATGGATGTCAATGCCATCGTCTTCCGCCGTATGGAGGGGCTTGGTCAACCCGGCGGCAAGAAAAATCAGCAGAAGCCTAGGAAGCAAAAGTGATATCCCCATGCAAGTTCGTGGAACTGCGAGGCAAGACGGCTTGAGATCATCAGGGACAGATGTCCAGGTTCAATTCGGCTGGTACAGACAGGCCAAGCTTGGCACGCATGACGGGACAACACTGGGGCTCTGTGGTCATAAGATTGCCATGGAAGATGGTTCGAATGCCACCCCTGAAGTCTTGATGAAGGCGTTGGAAGCTTGGAATACCGATGTTCGCTTGCAGGCAGCAGGCCACCGCAATGCAACCGCTGAAGTCTTGATGAAGGCGTTGGAAGATGGGTATGACGGTGTTCGAGTGGCTGCAGCATCCAACCGCAATGCAACCACTGAAGTGCTGATGAAGGCATCGAAAGATGATAGCACGACGGTTCGATGGACTGCAGCATGCCACCGCAATGCCACCGCTGGGATTAAGGCGGAATGGGTGATAAATGCTTTAAAAAGTCGTTCAAGGAGTGAAATATTCGCTTTCTTTCAAGATTTGGAATTTAATCGTGGTGAATTTATAATGAGTGATTTGATCAGACTCATCATCACGGACAAGCGTGTTGATCTGGGTGGTCTGGATATGTTTCAGGAAGCTGTACAAGATTATAAGTTTGACAACCCCATAGTGAGCAGGATGATCAAGCGCGAAAAGATGTGGAGGAAGACAGATGCCTGATCTTGTTGGCTGGTACAGACAGGCCAAGCTTGGCACACATGACGGAGAAACACTTGGGCTCTGTGGTCATAAGATTGCTATGGAAGATGATCCAGCGCGATTACTTGCTGCAGCCGCATATTTGCCTCCCAATGCCTCCGAACATGTGCTCATAGAGGCATTGGGACACGAAGATGAATATGTTCGCCGAAGGGCAGCATCCCACCGCAATGCCACTCCTGAAGTCTTGATGGAGGCGTTGGGAGATAGTGATTTGTCGGTTCGCTTCCATGCAGCACGCAACTCCAATGCCACCACTGAAGTGCTGATGAAGGCATTGGAAGATGAGAGCGCAACGATTCGACAGACTACAGCAGAAATTCTGACTGCCACCCCTGAAGTCTTGATGAAGGCGTTGGAAGATAGGGATCCCCATGTTCGCTGGCAGGCAGCATTCAACCGCAGAGCAACCACTGAAGTCCTGATGATGGCGTTGGAAGATATTGATTCGGGTATTCGAACGGCTGCAGCATCCAATCGCAATGCAACCGCTGAAGTCTTGATGAAGGCGTTGGAAGATATGAGTTACTGTGTTCAGGCGGCTGCAGCATCCAACCGCAATGCAACCACTGAAGTGCTGATGAAGGCGCTAAAAAATGAGCACATAAATATTCAAATGTCTGCAGTATACCACCCCAATACCACCGTTGGGATGAAGGCGGAATGGGTGATAAATGTTTTAAAAAGTCGTTCAGAGGGTGAATTGTACCTTTTCTTTCGACAGTTGGAATTTCATCGTGGTGAATTTATAATGAGTGATTTGATCAGACTCATCATCACGGACAAGCGTGTTGGTTTGGGTGAACTGGATCTGTTTCAGAAAGCTGTAAAAGAAAGTCATTTTGATAACCCCATAGTGAGCAGGATGATAGGGATCGAAAAGAATAAGAGGAAGACAGATGCCTGATCTTGTTGGCTGGTACAGACAGGCCAAGTCTAGCACACATGGCCTCACTGGAGAGGAGAAGACCCCCCATTGGGAGGGACTGTCTCGTCAGGGATATAGGTTTCATCACGCATCGGGTACACATGACGGGACAACACTGGGGCTCGGTGGTCATAAGATTGCCATGGAAGATGATCCGAATGCCACCCCTGAAGTCTTGATGAAGGCGTTGGAAGATACGGATTGGAGGGTTCGTGCGAACGCAGCAATCCACCCCAATGCAACCGCTGAAGTCTTGATGAAGGCGTTGGAAGATACGGATTGGAGGGTTCGTGCGAACGCAGCAATCCACCCCAATGCAACCGCTGAAGTCTTGATGAAGGCATTGGAAGATTTTACCGATCTTCCCTGGCAGGCAGCAAGCCACCCCAATGCAACCGCTGAAGTCTTGATGAAGGCGTTGGGGAATGAGAGACCCCTTGTTCGAGAGGAGGCAGCAGGCCACCGCAATGCAACCGCTGAAGTCTTGATGAAGGCGTTGGAAGATGGGTATGACGGTGTTCGAGTGGCTGCAGCATCCAATCGCAATGCAACCACTGAAGTGCTGATGAAGGCATCGAAAGATGATAGCACGACGGTTCGATGGACTGCAGTACGCCACCCCAATGCCACCGTTGGGATGAAGGCGGAATGGGTGATAAATGTTTTAAAAAGTCGTTCAGAGGGTGAATTGTCCCTTTTCTTTCAAGATTTGGGATTTCATCGTGGTGAATTTATAATGAGTGATTTGATCAGACTCATCATCACGGACAAGCGTGTTGATCTGGGTGGTCTGGATATGTTTCAGAAAGCTTTAGAAGAAAGACATTTTGATAACCCCATAGTGAGCAGGATGATCAAGCGCGAAAAGATGTGGAGGAAGACAGATGCCTGATAGCGTTAGGATATCTGGTCTCGACTACACGGTTCCGCTCACCAACGCTGACCTGCCCACTGTCACCCCTGCGGCCCCGGCGGCAGGGGCAGTTGCAAGGCAGATAGATGGGAAAATCAGAGACTTCATATCGGTGAAGGACTATGGTGCGGTTGGCGATGGCCTGACTGACGACAGGGCTGCCATCCAGGCTGCCATGAATGCCGTTGGCGCCACAGGAGGAACCCTGTTCTTCCCGCAAGGCGTGTACAGCATGAGGACGCCTGGTGGTCAAGGTACGACCACATGGAGTCACTGCATCAATGCAACTGTGGCGCTTGGCAAGGACATTTTTATTTTGGGCGAGGGCGCGACCATACGATGCGACTGGAACCCGCCGTCAGGGAGTCCAAGGGGCACACAGATAGAAACTTTATTTCTGCTCAACACTCAGGGGGGATTCACCCTGCTTGAGGGGCTGACTTTTGACGGCAACAACTTGGCCATATACTGCTGCAGAATCAACGATGGATCAGGTCACCCTGTAAACAATTCTAATGACCCATACGGCAGGGGAGAGATCACCGTCAGGAGCTGCAGATTTCTGCGTGGATTCAAAAAGAGAACTGGCTCTGCAGACCTGTCCCAACTTCCCACCCGATCGGATGGTCAAGGGAGTACTCATGAGAACATCGCGACAGGTGAAGCAACTGGAATGACGATCTATTGCTGCTGCAAGTCTGTCGTGGTGGACGGTTGCGTGGTCGCCGACATCAGCAGGGAGAGGGGTGCAGGAACACCCTTGGTCTATGGCAGTTGCGGGATCATAATACAGTCATTTGGCACAACCGAATCGGGTACCGTCACCTACTATCCTCCACGGTGTGTGAGCGTCACCAACTGCCACTTCTCAAACATCACCAGTGAAGAACCAGCCGATGTTGACACGGCAGTTCAATGGCCGGTAGATGGTGGATGGGTCACATGGCTAGACAACGTAAAGAGATCAAGGAATGTTGACTGCGATGGTCTCAAGATTTTCGGAGGTCAGCCAGATCCCAACGGGTTAGAGGAAACAACGAGAGACTATGTCAGGACATCGGCCTCCATCGTTGGGTGCAGTTTTGTAAATTGTCGAGGCAGAGACATCAGGATACAAAACGATGAGACTGTCGCAACAGGCAACACAAGCCATCTGTACGTCAAGCCCATCTTGGGTGGTGGAACCAGGTTCAACTTCGAGACCGGTTGTGGGATATGTTCAAACAACATATTTCATTTTGAAGAAGCCAAAGATGCTTCAGGCAACAGAATGGGGGATGGCAACCCATTCTGGGACGAGAACGACAGCGGTTGGTCAGGGCCTGCGAAGAGTTCCGGAACAGTCATAAGCTTCTACACTGGAAGTCCTCGGATCAGGGCAATTACCGTGAGGGATAATCATGTTTTCAACAATGTTGACCCGGGTATGGGCAAGATTGGTTGCTTTCTTGACGGTTCTGAAGACATCAACTTCCCCAATCCCAAAAAGAAAGTCTTGATGGGAACCGTCGTTGGCAACAAGGTGGTTGGTCTGGGCGCCATGAAGTATTTTTCATGGATTACGTCCCGCACCAGCGCAAGTGCTGCACCTGAATGCTATTGGAATTTTTGTGAGAACATGTGTAACCAGATTGAAAACGCATTTCTCGCAGGACAAGGTGGATCCTTCTCGGTGAACTCGATAGTTTTGAGAGGAAATGTTCACTCGGGCACCGCTCCACAAGTTGTCAAGCACTTTGTGAATCCAACACCAACAACATCGGCAGGCTCCGTGTACAATGCGGGCGTAATAGTGCCATATTTTGCCAATGTTTCCGCAAGGGATAATGTGGGAATAGGCTTGCCATTCCATTCACGATCGGGCTCTAGCAGCAATTGCGTCACACGAATGTCATCTTTCGGAGATCCCTCTGCTGAAGGAGGGGTGGTGTCTGTCCAATCTTCTCCGAGACTCAACAGCGGCGGCGGCGCAGATGGTCCCTACCCCCTAGGCAGCGCCTATAAATTCCCGGCCAGAGGATTCGACATACGTGGAAGAACCTTCATGCTCACCTCGAACTTCAACATCAATGCCAGCATGATGTTCACCACCGATGGCAACAAGGTTATACCGATTGGTCGAACCACCGCGACGCCCGTAAGTGGTCAGCCAGGATACCAAATAGACATACACCCAACCCTTGTAGATACGACGGCATCGCAGGCTCGTCCATATCCGGACGCCGGTAGATTGCTGATATACATTACTCTTGAATATGATTTAGAAGCCATAGAGGCTGGAGCGCTGAGCACAACGAAATGCTCACATGTGAATATAGCGAACAATCTTGATTCTGCCAGCTCCACCACTCAACCCAGAATTTTCACCCTCTTTGGATTCGGTTGATGGAGGCAGCATGCCAGAAGAACTGACGGATAATGGCTCTGGAGACCACAGACCAGAAAACATAAGAAGAGACGGTCAGATTGACATCATCAGGCCTCTCGTCAATGCAGACCTCCCAATGACCGCAAGGGCAGGGGTTGTCAGAAGGTCGATCAGCCAGAGGCTTGGCGACTTCATATCCGTCAAGGATTTCGGGGCAAAAGGCGATGGATCGACAGATGACAGACTTGCCATCGTGGCTGCACTTGAAGCCCTCGGAGGTATTGACAGTCCATCAAGAACGCTGTATTTCCCACCTGGTGTTTACATGCTGAACAGTGTCAGGAGGACGGTGGCGCAGCAAGTTGCGGATCCATCTGGGGGTGTTGCCGACCCAAGGCAGGTTGTGGTGTCTTTAGACAACCCCAGCAAGCCCTCAGGAAGGGGTACCAGGATATTTGGTCATGGAGCCACCATCAAGTGTGGTTTCCAGTTGCCCAATCCGGTTCTTGCTCTCGACCAGCTCAACGCGGCCACCCCATACTCGATGAGTCAGGTGTCAACCATGATAATGTTGGTCAATGGGGGAGGAGATCTTCTCATAGAGGGTTTGAAAATTGATGGGGACAACAGGGCCGGAAACGGCTTGCTGATTCAAGACCAATACGGAGGCACGCAAAGTGGGTCTGGCATACAGGGGCGTGGAAGGATAACCATAAGAAGTTGCCAGTTCGTAAACATGTATACCAGAAGGATTCCCTACAACACCACCACAGATCTCACCCTGAATACGACAGCTGGTTCAGAGAGCCCGATTGTGCAGTCCAACGACTCGTCCAGGCATCCGGTTGGCGGATCTGTTGGGTTGAACATATACACATCGTCTTCAAATGTCGTTGTGGATGGCTGCGTTGTGAAAAATATTGGCAGAGATCCTTTTGGTGGCGTCACGACCATCTCTGGTTGCCACGGCATGGTGATATATGCAGCTGCAGTTGGAGGAACCGAAACTTCAAGCGCCAGCAACCATTCGCTCTACTATGTTTCAGTGAAAGACGGCAATGATACCAACAGTGGAACCATCGGCTCCCCCGTGAAGACACCCC